AAAAAAGTTTGCAGACCTCTTAAAATCTCATGTGGAGAATACTATATACTCTTGACAGGCGAGATTGCCTGTGATACAATACACTGATATACAAAACATACACTGATATAAGGAACATACAATGTCAAACTTTGCAACACTTAAGAAGTCTTCTTCCGATCTTTCTCGCCTTACTAAGGAGATTGAAAAGATCAATCAGCCGCAATCAAATGACCGTGCAGAAGATACTCGTTTCTGGAAGCTGGAACGTGGTAAGGATGGTAATGGCTCTGCTGTTATTCGTTTTCTACCCGCACCTGCTATTGATGGCGACGATGCTCTTCCGTGGATTCGTTACTTTGACCACGGCTTCAAGGGCCCAACTGGTAAGTGGTATATTGAAAACTCATTGACCACTATTAATCAGAAGGATCCGGTTTCTGAATATAACTCTTCTCTTTGGAATGCTTCTAGCGATGATAACTCATGGCAGCGTAAGCAGGCCCGTGATCAAAAGCGCCGTCTGCATTACATTGCTAATATCTATGTGGTTTCTGATCCGAAGAACCCAGACAATGAAGGCAAGGTTTTCTTGTTCAAGTTCGGTAAGAAGATTTTCGATAAGCTCAATCTCGCAATGCATCCTGAATATGAAGGAGATACTCCGGTCAATCCTTTCGATATGTGGAAGGGTGCAAACTTTAAGCTTCGTATTCGTACCGTTGCTGGTTATCCTAACTATGACCAGTCTTCATTCGATAATGCGAAGGCTCTTTCTGAAGATGACTCTGAACTTGAAAGTATTTGGAAATCTGAATATTCTGTCAAAGAATTTTTGGATCTGAAGAACTTCAAGTCTTATGATGATTTGAAGAAGAAACTCACCGAAGTTCTTGGTGATGTTGCTGCAACTACTAAGCCTTCGGCATCTAAGGTTATTGATTCAGAAGATGATGAAATACCTTTTAAGGCCGCCGCACAGCGTAAGTCGGTAGTTATTGAAGACGAAGATGAAGACCTGAATTACTTCAAGGGTCTCGCTGAAGACGAATAATTTGGGTGTGAACCTGCTACCAAATGGAGAGAGCGGCTTTCGGGCCGCTCTTTTCTTTTATGCTGTAGAACCCGGTGTAGCTCTAGTAAAATGTCCTGTACCTTCTCTTCCAAACTTAGAGCGTGTAATTGCTCTATGGTGTGAAGGAGAATGTTGATATTTTGCAGATGTTAAATTATCACGCCAATGAACATCGTTATTCATCACGACATTAGTTTCTCTTGGTGTTGGAGGCGTTTGTTGAAAACTACTCTGGTTTTGTTTAGTTTGTTCTGAATCTGCGCTATAAGCTGATTTTTCATTATTTGTTACAAGTTCTTCAGCATTTCTTTTTTTATTTGATTCTACTCTCAAACCTGTACCAGATTTAGTAATACCATTCTCTACTTCACCTTCATTGATCTTAGCTACCTCATCACCATTCTCATTCACCACAGATAGATTATCTTTCTCAGGAATAAAACCGCCTTGCGCCATAGTTTGCGCCGGTGGTTGTTCAGGCGGTATAGGTGATGCGGTCTGCGCTGGCACAGGAGTAGGTTCTGCTTGTACTGGCGGCGCCGGTTCTACAGGTGCTATTGATTGTACCTGATCAGAATCAACTCTACTTAATACATCTCCTGTACCAATACCATCTTTAGCTACAGTTTGTCCATCTTTAATTCTTGACCCAATACCATTAGCAATGCTATCGCCAACGGCCACAGAACCTGGATATTTTTCAGCTATACGTTTGTATTCTTTGTCACCTGGATGATAACCACCATAGCCACTGTAATCTTGTGGTTGTTCTACTGTTGCACCTGATTCGGTCGCTGCTCTTAAGACTTCATTGTGTGCAGGAGTAAAATCTTTACCATCAGCTTCACCTTCTCTAGGCGGTACAACAACAACTTTATAACCTTTAGCCTTAGCTTTATTGATTGCGGCAAGAGTATTGTCATATGTCTTGGATGTATCAGCCCAATCATTTGTACCCATAGAAATAATCATAGTTCTTTGATTTGTAGGCTCTGCTGAAGTTGGTGATGCAGTAGATTCTTCAGCACCTTGTACAGGTTGTGGTCCATATTTAACGCCTTCTACTGCGCCAATTTGACTAAGAGTTGGTCCTAATACACCTCTTTCTCCTCCTAAATCAAAATGCATCAGATCAGGAGTTGTGCCGCCGCTTACTGTACCGAATGCAGCACCATGTGCAAGTTTACCTTTCAATTCAGGATGTCTGGCTTCCATTTCACCATAAACATGTTGTCCAAGTAATTTATACATTCCCGTGTCATCAGCACCTTTGTTTGGTATTTCTTTACCGTCTGGGCCAATGATATGAAGATCAATAGCACCTTTGCCTTTTTGCTTGTGTTGTGACTTTGATGTGTGTCCAGTTTCCGTATAACCTTCTGAGATATAGACCTTATAGCCTGCAGGCAAATGAGCAGCGCCTGCCGTAACAACTTCGACTAATCTAGGATCAACATCTTCTAAATCGGCATCTGCTGTTTTATCTAAGGGGATTAAAGTTGTGGTACCTTCTTTGTCTGCAATAGATTGTGAAGATGAAGGCGTTTCTGTACCATATAAAGTTTTTGTTGCAGCTACAATTCTTCTGCCTTCTTCAGTTTTTATCATATCTAATCTAACTTTGTTGATTTCTTCTGGAGTAGAAGCATCAGACAATGCTTTAGTGTAGGTTGTTATATCTTCTTGATATGCGGTAACAGCATTTGAAATTCTACCAGGCGCACTAGAAGCTATTTCTGCTTTGCTTGGTCTTTCAACATATTGAACAAAATCGTGAGCCATTTGTTTAACATCACCAGATGCTAAAGCTTTTTTATATCCACGACTTTCATCAGAACCGCCATATTTTGCAGATTCACCTGAACGTTCTAATGCAATCCAATCATATTGAATTTCAGGATCTGTCCAATCAGCATTTTTAGTTTTAGCGTAGTTTTGAAGTCCTTTAAATCTATTACCTCCCCACTGCATCAAACCAAAATGTTCTGATTTCTTAAAATCTTGAATACTAGTATCAAAACCAGATTCACCTTGAACATTACCAGATACGGCAGCAGCTTCTTCTTTAGTGAAACCTCTCTTTTGTAGACCATACATCAAAGATTGTTTCTTTGACATATTTTCAGGAGTAATACCAACTTGATTGGATTTTGCCTGTTCAATAATTTGTTTATCTGATAATTGAGATGCTTCGGTAGGTTTAACACGAATCATATCTTTGCCATCATTAGCCTTAAACTTTTCAAAGCCTATTTCAGATAGTTTATCATCAGGCAAAGCTTTTATATAGCTTACTTTATCATCATCGGTTGAGATACCATTAGGTCCTACTGCACTATAAAGACCATCAACGTCAATACCTTTTTCAAGTAACTTCTTCTTCATATCATCTGTAGTAGGTGTTGCCGGTGTTCCTTGTGGATGAGCACCTGAATCTAGCTTAGTTTCTTTAGTATAATAAGGCTTTGCACTACCTTGATCACCGCCACCGACCTGATCATAGTTGCGACCAGCATCCAATAATTTCTTATCTATATTAGATGTTATAAAATTGGTAACATCAGGTAATGCCTTTCTGTAATAATCTGGAAAAGCATCAGCCACCTGAAAAGGTGTCAATGAGTTCAGAATAGAATCTAAGAACGCTTGATTTGTATCAGCCGCTTGTACACGTTGTCCAATTGGTATACTCATTAGTTCAGAAAAATCTATTGTTAGATCGTTAAGTGCTGATGGGTCTATTGCCATTATCGTTTTCTGTTTCTCTTATTGGCGGCCTCTTGGTCACGCCTATCTTCTTCTTGCTTCTTCAAGTAGTTCGTCAATAAGTCAACATAAACAAATTTTTCCCATGGTATCATGCCTTCTAGTTCGGTTAGAGAGTATTTGTGGTATTGCATCAATGCAAAATTAGTATTATAATGATTTGTAATACTATCATACCCGAACATTATAGAAAAAAATTTATAAAGTCTTTATACCTCACATTATGAACTTTGCCACAGCTTGGGCATGTTTCTTGACCAGTTATGTAGAAATATGGAAAATTATCTATAAATTCTTCTAGTTTTTTAAACTGCTCTTGTGTTAGACCTTCAATAAAATTGTTTAGTTCTTCAGGCGTAAAATCTTTGTTAGTATAATATTGCCCTTTTGAAAATACTTTATCTATGCAAGCCATGATAACTTTAATTTTAATAGTTAAAGCATCACTCTTATTGTCTAGCATCTTCATAGTATCATATGACGGATATTTCATGGTAAATATTAAATCGCTATTAAATTCTATGTCTAATCCAATTTTAGGTCTAGCTATTTCTACATTTAATATATCAAGATTAATGGCAAAACGACCGCTGCATATATCACCACCATCTAAAGGTTCATTACATTTGAAATTGACTTTAATCGTTTCACCTATTGATTTAGCCCTTAATGCAATAAACAAATAATCAATATCAAAGAATGGTAAAGCATTAACGTTTACATCACCACTTACTATACAGTTATTCAGCACTTGCTTAGTGATCTTGATAATCTCTTGCGGGTCTTTCGTTTGTGCTGCCATTAACAACATTTTTTCTTCTTTAACCAAAAATGGTCTAAACACGACTTCTTTTCCATTAGAAGGTAGTTTCAATTCATATGTTGGCACATCAATCTTGGGTATCATAATTTATCCTTATTTTACATAATTTATCTGAGTTCTATATCCACCAGTGAATATACTTTCTTTGCCATTAACTAATGTATCGGTACGAGGTGAAGGTGCCTTGTCATAATTAATTCTTTGCCATTTATAATATGTAAAGGTGACAGCTAATCTTTGAAACTGATCATCTGCCCATGTCATCGGCTGTGGGCTGATACTGACAGGATATGCATTTAATAGTGTAATGCGATATGTTTCTTTAGCTGCTTTATCTGCACCATAGTCGGCGTACTGGCTAACATGAATACTTGTTTCATAATCTGATTTGAAGCTAAAATCAAAACTGTTCGTTGGGCTAATATTTTCCATCCAATCATCAAAGAACTGTCGCTCTAACGATTCAGAGCGGCATAAAAATGTCATGGTAGTGTCTTCATATTGAGATTGAAACGGCAGCTTTTGATTTGGACCATAGTAATGAGCATCAAGGCTTAAAAATGCTCTACCAGGCATTTCAGCCGCTTCACACAAATAGGTTAAATCTCTATTGAAGCCAGTATACTTTGATGGATTTGGTGTAGGAAAAGTGCCAGCGGCACCGTCTGTAATTCGTCTTGTCCAGCTAGGAAGATCAATACGAACAAAGAATCTGGCTGACTTGGCTAGCCCGCCAAATTTACCCATCTCGCCTAAACCAGAATTCATTGTGGTATCTGATAATGGGTTTGTTATTGGTATATCTGACATTTTAGTTCTTTCTAATGAATAGTTCTAATGATAGTTGAGCAGCTTTATCCCATTCTGTAGCGGGTATTTCAATAAAACGTGTACGCACATGACCATATAGGTATCGTTTGACACAAGGCCCAATCACAGATTTAATGCTCTTAGTTGAACTAAGCAGGTCATAAGATATCTGCAATCTAGTTTTAGGTGAATATTTCTTGGCTGTAGCATAGTCCTGAAGCCTGTTTAATAAGTTCATTCTTTGACCTGAATTGAGATAATGGATATTCAAACCTAAGAAACCATCATGATAATCTTCTATAGGAAATACTAGAGGATATGCATCGTATATTGCTAGTTTTGCTTTAGTTTTTGGATCATACTTGAAGAAGAACATTCTACCAATAGAAGCATAGGCTCTTTGCTGTTCCTGCATACGCAATAGGTTATCACGCATGGAGCTGGCGCTCCGTGCTTTCTCGCTCATCCAATCGAATAGTTCTTTTGATGTATATTTTTGTGCCATGTACCTATTTAGTTCTTGACAGGTGGTTGACTACGTGCTATAAAGGCTATGCCCTGTATGAAATGAATACCTTTACTTAATACCTAAATGATCCTCAGTGATAAGCTTAAAGGCCCAGCCTCTATCAAGGCAGTATTCAGTAGCAGCTTTCCACTTCGCCTGGTTCTTCCCCCATGTCATTACCTCAGTAAGGTACTTTCTAGTTCTCTTACTCTGTACCTTAGGCTCCATGGTCTCCTTCTTAGGTTTTACCTCTAGTATCATGGTCTGAGTAGAACCATCTTTCATTCTAGCTTCCACAATAAAGTCTGGATAGTACCTATGTCTGCGGCTGTCTGTAGGGCATATATAGGGTATTATTAGTTCTTCTGATCCCCATGCCATGATGGCCGTATTCTCATCTAAATACTTCATGACTCTAAGTTCCCATAACGAACGATAGATTATGTTCGTCGGGTCACCTTTGTATTTCTTTGGGTTCTTTGGAGAAAACTTACCTTTATATGCCATATAAATATATAGAATAACCTAGGAAACAATAATGGCTGAAAATAATAATCAAGGCGGGTTTGACTGGATAATAGACCAGATTGCTGGCGACACTTATGCAAACTTAGGGTTTGAATCATCTAAGTATGATTTTACTTATAGAGTATTTCCTGAAAATCTAGGTAATGAAGAAAACTCACATTATATGATTTTAAATATTAATGTGCCAGTAACGATTAGTGGAACTAGTATTGTTCAAAATACAGCATTACCAAGCAATGCTCCTTTACTAAATCAAAATTCAAAAGTAGATAGTTTGAGATTTGCTGAATTTCGTAGATATAATGAAAATCAAGGTGGTGGCGGTGTCGGTAGGGGAATAGCATCAAGACGTATTGCAGCAGCAGTTGCTCTACATATGCCTAATTCTGGGTTAGTATATACAGAAGATAACAAATATGAAGCTGCCACATTATCTTCAATGGTTAGCGGTATTGTATCAGGCGCATCTACCTTTATCGGCTCTCTTGATCCGACAGGCGTGAGCGGTAAATTACTTGGAAGATTAGGTACATTAGCAGATGGTACTGGCAGTACAATTAAGAATACAGCTAAAATTGCAGGTACTCCTATTAATCCAATGGTTGAAGTTATATTTACCACTCGACCACAACGCCAGTGGATGTTTGAAGTTTTAATGGCACCAAGAACACAAACAGAAGCAGAAGCCATACGTGAGATCATTAGAACAATTCGTTATTATGCTGCGCCTGAATTACAAGCCGGTGGTTTTGTTTTTATACCACCTGCTGAATTTGATATTACATTTTATAGAAATGGTGAAGAAAATACCTATTTACCACGTATTAATACTTGTGTGCTTGAAAAGATCGATATTGACTATGCACCAGCAGATGGCATATATGCTACATTTAGCAATGGTGCGCCTGTGGCTGTTAGAATGAGTTTAGGTTTTAGAGAAATTGAAATTAATCACAAAGCTAGAGTATTGTTGGGATTCTAATGGCAAATTTTTTAGATAAATTTCCTCTTGTCCGATACACAGTAGACAAGAAACTATTAAATGAGTATGATACCGTAAGGAATATATTATTTCGTATAGGCATACTTAAAGATATAATGGAAGTAAATGTCAATGCTTACTATTATTATGCTATAAAAGATTCAGATACCCCTGAAACCTTAGCTGAAAAAATATACGGTAATGCAGAAGCTCACTGGATCATTCTATATGCTAATAACATATATGACCCATATTTCGACTGGCCTATGAATGAAAAAGTCTTTGAAAAATATATAATAAAAAAATATGGTTCACTAGAATGGGCTAAGATTAACTACCACCATTATGAAAAAGTAATAACTAGAGAAAACCCTTTTGATCAGGTCACCATGACCACACGCTTCGAAGTTAATGATAAGATATTGACTGATGGCATATTAACATTAGTGACCCATTGGACAGATTATCAGCTAGGTGAAATAGCTTTTGTGGGTGAATCAGTTGTATCAAATACCTTCTCTGGTCGAGTTATAGCATGGAATAATGTTAATAACCAGATCGTCTTAGCTAATACTAATGGAGCAATTGCGCCTCTACAAGACTTAGTAGGTAATAGTTCAGCCGCTAATAATGTTGTATTGTCTGTTGATTTACCTATAGTTCCTATGGATGCATATAATACCCTAGTTGATACCACAGATTTTGCCACATATGAGGTGGCTGGTAAGACAGTATTCGAGACGCTATCTAGAGACAAAATAACCTATTATGATTATGAAGAGCGTTTAAATGAATCTAAGCGCCAAATCAAGATAATTCAACCACAATATTATAATCAAATTATAAGCGAATTTGATAGTATAACAGGTCTAAGACCATTTAGTAGAAGACCATAATTATGCCAGAAACCAGCGGAACATTTAAATATCCTAGAAATAATAATCCAATACCAGAATCATCAGATGCTAAAACATCATTTGAAATAATATTTGATGGTATTAATGATTCATTATTTGCTGATCTCAGTGCTAAGTCTATATCACTTACTGAGAGTATATTAACACCCGGTCTACAAACATCTATAACATTTCATAGTTATTTACATACACCAATAATTAAAACTTTAGATAATTTCAAAAGTGCCGCTGTTAATGTTATACTGTCAAAACCTGTATTAAAATTATTTGATTTTGACCCTCAATTAAGTATATATTCACGTATATATCGACTTAGCAATAGAAAACTAATTGCTGCTAATGTAGAAGAATTTACCCTTCATGGCTGTGATGACACTCTATTAAATGATGCTCGTAATTTAGTATCAAAATCATGGAAATGTGTTACTCCATCATCTATTGTAACAGAGGTTCTTCGTTCATGTGTCGGTGCTAAAATTATAGACATTGAATCATCATCACCAGCCAGAGATTTTATTGCTGAGAATATTCATCCGTTTCAAGTAATAAACCAGCAGGCCGATGTGGCTCTAGCAGGTGGTAATGACCCATCATTTGTTCACTATATGACATACGAAGGTTTTCAAGACGGGCAACCTATTGGCACCCACCATTTTCGTTCACTTAGTAGTTTAACCGCAGATAATAAAGGTGTAGCTAGGTTCTTTTCACAAGAAACAGGTCTTAACTCTGGTTTTAATCATCCAGAATCTATCTTAGATTATACCTTTCTTTGCGATTTTGATTATTTGTCTGATATATTAAATGGTTTAGATTTAAATGGTAAACAAATGGCATCATTGACTGTGGTAAATACTATGTTAAAGCAACAAAGTTTACTAGGTAATAAAGCAACGGGTTGTGGTGTGGGCGGCGGTCAATTTATGGCGGCATTTAGTAATTTCAATTCAGCCGGTGACCAAGATTCATGTAATACCGATGTAGAAAAACACTTATTAACCAGACAAGCTAGAATGAGTTTATTAGAAGAAGATAAATTAGCCCTTAGATTAACTGTACCATTTAATAGTGCGCTACATGCAGGTAAAATGATTGAAGTATATATTGCTAATAAAGCTTCTAAAAAATTTAATAATTATGGTACAGGGCTATATCTAATACATAGTATGACCCATGATGTCAGAACTGGTGGTTTTGGCACCACCACAATGGACTGCGTATCACAAAGCGTTGGTGGAGGTATTCAATAATGGTCGCTTATCCAAATGAAAATAAAATAGTATACGGTATTGTTGTTGGTGGTAATGATAGTGATCCTGATCCAACTCAGTCTGGTGGTTGCCGTATATATTTACCTCATGAATATGGTAAAGATGTAGATATTAAACATTTGCCATTTGCTCGAAATCTAGCGCAAGGCAATCAAGGCGGTATTGAGAATTTCAACCCGCCGCCAGAACACGGCTCAGCCGTTATGTGTATGAAGATGGCTGGTCATGCTGGCACTGGGCATCTTCATATTATGGGTGCTGTGCCAAATGATATTAGCCGAGGTGGCACTACGCCTGGTAATAGTAATCCATGGCCTGCTATAGATAAAGCTATTAAAGATATAACTAAAAAAAGAATACCACCTAATATTGGTTCAGGTGAAGCAGGTTCAAAACCACCAAAAGAAAAAGGTCAATATCACTCACATAGTCTAATGAAGAGTATACCATCAACTGGTACTTTATGGCCCATGAACGGCGTGACAATACCTCAAATGTCTAATATTACCACTGCTGTTCAAGCTTTTTCCGGTATGTTATCTGGAGATATGCTAAGTATGCTACCAGGTATGAATATGTCACTAGGTGGTTTGTTAAGTGGTATGGGTGATAAATTACTCGGTGAATTAATGAAGAATATGCCACCTGAAATTGGTGCTGCTATGAACTCTATGTCTAATTTAATGCAGACAATTGAATCAGCCGAGAGTGGTGGTTTTTCTATGGCATCTAAAGTTAACCCCGATATATTCTTTAAAAACGCCGCTGACGTTCTCTCAGATGCTAGAACAATATATGATCTAGTTGGTTCATTTCAGAGGCTACAGCACGATACTTCATTATATGGTCTAGATAGTTTACCACCAGTAAATATTACTTCAACTGGTGGTCCATTTGGTGATATACCTATGCAAATTGATGCTTTGGGTAATATTACTAGTTTGGCTCCTGAACCAGTGCAGAAATTGGCTGAAGCATTTGGATCTTTAATGTCTAACGGATCAGGGTTTCCAGGTGTATTTCCTGGTGCTAATATGTTTGGTGGTTCTTCTCAGGTATTAAATAATATGTTTCAACGATTAAAGCCAGAAGAATTAACCAAAGCTACCCAGCAAATGCAAAAGGGTGTAGCACCCGGCGTAGACCCTAGAAAAGCAGTAAATAATATGCATAAATTTGCTACATCGGCCGAGAAATTGGGCTTAAAGGCTCTCGAAAAAGTTTTATCATGAGGATTAATTAATGTCAACTAATGCAACATCTACTGACCCAAAAGACAAGACACCAGAGAAGTGGTCAGGCCCTAAAGATGGGCGTGAATTAAGCGGCGCTGGTACATATCCTAATTACAATTCACATAAGACCCGTTCAGGTCATGTATTTACTATGGATGATAGTGACGGCGCCGAGACAGTTACCCTACAGCACCGTGGTGGGTCTATGGTTCAATTTTTACCAGATGGAGCCGTGCAATTCGTTTCTCATAATGGACAATATAACTTTGTCTTTGGTGAAAATCGAGTACATATCACTGGCGCATATGATGTTACTGTAAAGGGCGGTGGCTCACTGCGAGTAGAGGGCGACTATAATCATACCGTCATGGGTAACCATAATATGACCGTAAATGGTGATTACAATATGACTGCGAAGAACATGAATGCCACAATACGTGGTAATATGGATACCTCAGCTAAGAACATGACAACCAAGGTACAGGGTTCTACAGAGATCACCACAGAAGGTGTTACCTCTATTGCGTCTCATGGCGGTCTGTCTATGTCTTCATCTGGCGAATCGGTATCTATTCTAGGTCAGGGTGATCTTGGTATTGGCGCCACAGGTAAAATCATGTTACATTCTGGCGATACACTAGACGTTAAATCAGGAGCAGCTATGCGCCTAGGTTCTGACGCCAGTATTGATGTAAAGGCAGATGGCATATTACGCACCGAATCAGGTGGTCAAACATCAATCAAAGCTGGTGGTATTATTGGCGCCGACGGCACAAATATATATCTTAACTCTGGATCATCTCAGTCAGCCGATAGTGCGAAGGAGATGGAAATTAATATACCTAAACCAACTAATCCAAATGCCGAAGCTGGTTCTTCTAGCGGCGGTACTAGTGTAGCATAAATAAAGATATGGTAAACATTATCGCACGTAAAAACGACTATTCAGACTTAGACCTGAATTTCATACCTCATCCTACTACAGGTGATGTTATGAAAAAAACAGGTGTTGAAGCAATTAAAAGGTCAGTTCGTAATTTAATTTTGACCAATTTTTATGACCGACCTTTTCAATCATATATTGGCTCAGGCGCATTAAAAATATTATTTGAAAATGCTTCGCCAATTACATCTAATTTATTGTCAGACGCTATTAGACAAGTTATACGAAACTTTGAACCTAGAGTTCGTCTAGAACAAGTAAAAGTTCAGTTTGATATTGATAATAATGGGTATAATGCTTCGTTATATTTTACAATACTAAACAGTAATGAACCAGCAATAATTAACTTATTCTTAGAGCGCATTAGATGAGTACAGCAAACACTTCCTTAAGAATAGCAGAACTTGATTTTGATTCTATCAAGAACAATCTGAAGAATTACTTACGTAGCCAGTCGGAGTTTCAAGACTTTGACTTTGAAGGCTCCGGCATGTCCATTTTACTGGACCTGTTAGCCTATAATACTCACTATATGGGTTATTATTTAAATATGGTAGGTAATGAATCATTCCTTGATACAGCCCAGCTAAGAGAATCGATGGTCTCTATTGGTAAATTAATGAATTATGTGCCAGCATCTAAGAAAGGTGCTAGTACAAAGATCAATATTACTGTTACGCCTGCGCCTGGTTCAGAAGATATCACTGCTCAGGCTGTTACAATAGACAAATATACTAAGCTACTTGGTGCTGATATTAATGGTGTCAATTATCCATTCGTTACAATATATTCAAACTCAGCATCTAAGATTGCTGGTTCATTTAACTTTGCTAATGTGGTTATCAAACAAGGTGAAGTAGTTACCCGTCAATTTGAAATGGATGCTCAAAATACTCGCCGTCGATTTAAATTACCATCATCAAATGTTGACATATCTACCGTGGCCGTATCTGTGCAAGAATCTAGTACAAATACCAGTATAACGGTATATAATGTATATGATGATATTACCTTAGTTAAAGGCAGCACCGCAGCATATTTTATTGAAGAAGATACTGATTTAAATTATGTGGTCCAGTTTGGTGATGATATTATTGGTAAGAAACCAAAGATTGGTTCAATTATTAATATTACTTATCTTGATACAATTGGTAAAGGGGCTAATAGTATTAACGTATTTACCTTTACTGATAAAATTGGTAGTCGTTATAGTAGTAATGTTATCATTAATTCGACCGCACCGACATATGGTGCAGCAGATAAAGAATCTGTAGAAGAAATTCGTTTTAGGGCACCTTATCATTATACAGCCCAGAACCGTGCAGTAACTAAGTTAGACTATGAAACTCTTCTACTCAGAGATTTTCCATTTATTAATTCAATCTCGGTATGGGGTGGTGAAGATAATGACCCTGTAGTTTATGGTAAAGTATATCTATCACTTAAACCAACTACAAATTACATTTTGACAACCGCTCAAAAAGAACAGATTAAAGAAAACTTGATCAAGAGCCGTAATGTATTGACCATTATTCCTGAGATTGTAGACCCAGATTATGAATATATTACCTTATTAGGTAAGATCACATATAATCCAAGCAAAACAGGCCGAACAGCAGACCAAATCTTGACACTGGTTAAGGCTGCCATATCAGATTATAATAATGCAGAACTTAAAAGCTTTAACTCAATATTTCGTAAGTCGAAGCTTCAACAATATATGGAAAATGCTGAGCCATCTATTACTGGTTCAGACATTCAAATATATCTACAAAAACGCCAGATTTTAAATCTTGGTGACACAGAGAATATTAGAATACGATATAATTTACCTTTAAGAAGAGGTGATTACATATCTAAGCTTTATACATTCCCTGAAGTAATATCTAAAGATTTGATTGATGTTTCAAGAAGTACCTTTATTGAAGAAGTGCCAGAATCATTTACAGGCGTCGAAAGCATTTCTATTGAAAATCCAGGTATTCGTTATACAGAGATGCCAACTGTGACTATTACAGGTGACGGTATTGGAGCTACTGCTTTGGCTAAAGTGGTAAATGGAAAAATTTCGACAATAAAAATAACAAATAAAGGAACTAATTATACTAGAGCAACCGTAGCTATTAATGGCGGCGGTGGTTCAGAAGCCTCAGCCACAGCAGTTCTAGAAGCTAGAAAAGGTACATTACGTACATTCTATTACAAAGATAATGGCGAAAAGGTTATTATCAATAGCAATGCTGGTACGATTGATTATGATACAGGTGAGATATTCTTAGTAGCCTTTACACCTGTATCGTTGGTGGCTAATGATTATTATCCTAATGACGTACTAACATTCAATACACCTTCTCAGAGTGAAATTATTAATCCATTGCGTAATAGAATATTACAGATAGATGAAGGTGATCCATTTGCACTTCAACTTAGAGTAGAAGCGGAATAATGGCTAACACTAATACGGGCATTTCAAACTTCGTATATTCTCAGTCACCATTCTTTGTAAAGAATGATCATCCTAACTTTATACGTTTTATGGAAGCATACTATGAATACCTTGAGCAAGACGGCAAGACCATCAATAGAGCTAAAGGGTTTCGTGAAGCACTAGATGTAGATAAAACAATAGACCTATATGCCGACCAACTATACTCTCAATTTCTACATTTAATTCCTACAGAAGCAATTGCTGATAAAAATTTAATTATTAAGCATGTCGAAGACTTCTATAGGGCCCGTGGTACTGAAAAGTCTGTCCAGTTTCTATTATCTATTCTTTATGATGTAGACACCGATTTTTATTATCCTAAGAAAGATATTCTTAAAGCCTCAGATGGTAAGTGGTATCAAGAAAAATCATTAAAGGTATATGATATTAAGATCAATGATACTCTTGATGAAGGTACATATACAGCTAAAAACTTTACCGGAAGACAACTTAGAGGGTTAAAATCAAATGCTACCGCTACAGTTGAATCAGTAGACGTTTACTATGAAACTGGTGTTATTGTTAAAGAATTAAAGATATCTAATCAGGTTAGAGACTTTGTTGCAGGTGAAAGTATTGAAGCCTACTTTGAAGAAGAAGGTCAAGTTAAAACATTAACTGCAAATGTGTTCTCTGGTATTATTGTTAAGGTTGATATTTTAAGTCGTGGTAATAACTATGTTGTAGGCCAGCAGGCTAAAATAGAAAGCAATACTGGTTCAGGCGGTGTTGTTATTGTTTCATCCGTTTCAAAAGCTGCTATTAGAACAATATCACCTCTTGATGGTGGTGTAGGTTTTCATGGCGCAGATCCAATTCTTATTTCAGGCGGTGGTGGTTATGGCGCTAATGCACAGGTTGCTTTAACTAATACTGATGAATTTTATCACCCCAATACATATAATATTGTTATATCATTAATCAGTTATGAAGCCAATACAAAAATAGGCAATTCAAAATATTCGAATTTAAAAAGTACAGTTACCGATCCGGCTAATAACTGGGTCGCTAATTCTATGCTTTATTTCTTATATGGTAATACAGGTCCAATTCAGACCGTTTATGTAGTTCTTGGTGGCAATAATTATACTGGTGCTGTTTCTCTATCTGCTCGGGCAAATACAAGAGTTACAAATTTAGGTATTTTAGGTAGAATGCGTATTACTGCACCTGGTCATGGATATGCTGCTAATGATGAAATTCAATTTATTAATCAAAAAGTAAGTTTAGTTGAGGGTGCTGGTACAGGCGCTAAAGGTTATGTGTCTACAGTAAATGCTACAGGCGCAATTACTAAAGTTAAGTTTAAAGCAGTATCAGGTAGTTTGATAGGTGGTACTGGATATAGCCAAAATTATTTACCTACAGCTAATGTAATTAGTTCAACAGGTAATGGAGCTATCATTACGGTGACTGATTTATTAGGGTATGGAGAATCATTGGTTAGTACATCTGATGATATTGGTACTCTTCTTGAATTAAAAATTATATCTGGTGGTTCAGGTTATAAATTTGCACCTGCCATCAATCTAAAGCATATTGGTTCAGGTACTGCACAGGCTGTATCGACAATTGTACAAGGTGTTTATAGTTATCCAGGTCGTTTCTTGAATGATGATGGTATGCCTAGTAGTTTCAATTTCTTGCAAGATGGTCGTTATTATCACAACTATTCTTATGTTGTTCGTGTCAAGCAAGCTATTAGTAATTATAGAAAAGCACTTAAAGACCTAGTGCATCCTGCTGGTATGAGCCTATTTGGCGAGTATACCTCAATTGATGAGGGCGATACAATGAATGTTCAAGTGGCCACTGCAAATTCTACAAAGAAGATAATCTTTAATTTTGCAAAATATGCTGCTAATTTGAGCAATATCCGTATCACTAAAACAGCACATGGACTAAAATCAGGCAATACTGTTTATCTAGAATTCCAAACAGGAAATACTATAAATATAATGAACGGCGTGTTCACTGTTTCCACTTCAAATGCAAATACATTCTTTGTTCTACAGTCAAATACAGTAAATACTTCAGGTAACGTTTATTATGGCATCATACAATAACAGGTAAAAAATGGTCGTTTCAGTTTACTCTAAAAATTTGAATATCTTTAATGCGGAACAGTTTAAAGAATCTGTAACGGAAACTGCTAATACAAAGCTTTATTTTACAATTGGTAGAGTAGAGCATTGGGCTAATGATTCTTTACCAAACCAAGCTAATAGCTCAGTCACTTCTCTATATGAAGTATATCGTAATATGATTGGTGGTAAAAGAGTTACTGGTAATGATATGTACCATTGCATTCCAAGAATTAATTGGACACAGGGCGTTACTTATGATAGTTATGACCATTGTACCTGTTCTCTTATCCTCTTCGATTCAAATACTAAGTTTTATACCGTCACACCAAACTGGGATGTTTATAAGTGTATTTCGAATAATGGCGACAGACCATCTCAGAATGTACCTACTCAAAAGATTACAAGTGGTGTAGTTCAAGAGGTTGATGGTTATATTTGGAAATACATGTACAGCATTTCACCTGCTGAACAATTAAGATTTACTACTCTAGAATATATTCCAGTTAAAACTCTATCTGTTAATGATAACTCTTTACAGTGGCAAGTTCAACAGAATGCTATTGATGGTGGTCTAGAATATATCGAAGTACAAAATGCAGGTATTGGTTATTCTGATAATTCAAAAATTTGGATTGCAATTACTGGTGATGGTATAGGAGCTAATGCTTTCGCTCAAACAAACACAATAAGCAATACAATTTCATCTATAATTATAGATAGACCGGGTTCAGGATATACATATGCAAATGTTCGTATCGTAGATGATAATGGCATTTATGGTGCATATGCATATGGTAGAGCAGTCATATCGCCGCCGGGCGGACATGGTTCTGACCCTTTAAGAGAATTAGGCGGTAGCAATCTAATGATTAATATAAGGTTGCGCTACGATGAAGATGGTAAATTACCAACAACAAATGATTTTAGACAATTAGCCCTAATTAAAGATCCATATCAATATAGCTCTACAACCATTCGATCTAATACAGCTATCACTCAGCTAACCACACTAACACTTTCAGGTGTTGGTGATGATGACTTTTCTGAGAATGAAGTTGTATATCAGGGTACATCATTAGCTAATGCTATATTTACAGGTACGGTTGTTGCATGGGATGGATCAAGTCAACTAAAACTATCTAATGTATCAGGCACAATCGAAGCGCAAACACTGTTTGGTATATCTTCAGGCGCAACAGGTGTAGTATCTATTCCATATACACTTCCAGATTTGGAACCAAATTCTGGACAATTACTATATATTGACAACATTCAGCCTATTTTAAGATCATCGGATCAGATCGAAGATTTCAAAATAGTATTAAAATTTTAAGGCAGGTTTAGGATAAAGCAATGGCTAAAGCAAACGTAGCAAACACATTAGTAGTACCTACCGAGACTACAGTATTTCCTTATTATGATGATTTTGATGAAGGTAAAAACTTCTATCGTATTCTCTTTAGACCAGGCTATGCCGTTCAGGCCAGAGAATTAACACAGCTACAGACCATTCTACAGAACCAGATTGAAAGATTTGGTCGTCATATTTTTGTAAACGGTTCTTCTGTTATTGGTGGCGAAGTATATTTTCCTCCTAATGCCTATTCTAGTATTAACCTACACCATTCTTTTGCCAATACAAACATTGATATTAATAATTTTGATAAGAAATTGCTCGTTTCTACTGATACTGCAAATTCAATTCAGTTCCGTGTTTCTTTGGTAACAGGCCCAACTGATACTGATCCTCCTACACTTTTTGGTAATTACATTTCAACTCAACATTTTGGTGATAATCAAACTTTTGTAATCAAGAACGGTTCAACATTTGCCAATACTGCTACAGCCAATTCAGCATCACAAAGTCGATTTGCAGGTATTAAAGACAGTATTTTCTTTTATAGTGGTTATTTTATTAAAGTTCCTTCTCAGACGGCTATTATAAGCAAGTATACCCTTGTTCCAGACTGTCGTATCGGTTTACAGTTAGATGATGCTATTGTAACTGAACAATCTGATTCATCATTACTTGATCCAGCTCAAGAATCATTCAATTATCAAGCACCAGGTGCGGCCCGTTATAAGGCAGATTTATTACTTACATCTAGATCATTAGATAGTACAGACGATTCAAAGTTTATTGAATTATCTCGAATTCAAAATGGCGAACTTCGCAGCCTTGTCAAATATCCTATCTATTCAGAAATTGAAGAAGTCTTGGCCCGTAGAACATATGATGAATCCGGTAATTATACAGTTAAATCATTCTCACTTGGTCTTCAAGAGCATCCTCATAATCCTCAAAATTCTGTCCTTGTTACACTTTCACCTGGTAAAGGTTATGTTTATGGATATGAAATTGAAACAATGGGTAAAACTCAAATAGATATAGCAAAAGGTAAAACACTTAAGCAAGTATATGCTCATGATTTAAACATGAACTATGGTAATTATGTTTATGTAGATACTCTTAATGGCCTATTTGATACATCTACTATGGAATCATATGATATTCATTGTGTACCTTGGGCTAACGTTAACTATTCAAGTAATGCATCTTATGCTCAGACTAAGATTGGTACAGGCCATACAAAAGACCTAGAATTTTATTCTGGTGATGTAAATTTAGATGCTCGTAAATATGAATTCTATCTGTTTGATACGAACTTTATTAATATTTCATCTAATGTTGTTTATACGGATAACATTTCAACTATTCGACTTTATAATACTACTAAACAATCAAACGTATCTAATGCTTATTCAGGCGCAGTTCTTAGAATTGTAAATGGAACTGGCGCAGGATATTCATACACTATTGATTCATATGATGCACCAACTGGATATATTAATCTTTCATCACAACTGTTTGAAAATTTAAGTCCAGCTTCAAATGTAGCAATTGAGTTTAGTTTTAGTAATGCCGATTCTTTTGTTAAGAGAAAACCAATTACACCAGGTGCAACATCAAATGCATATGCAAATATTAACACATTAAGCAAATCTAGATCATTAGCTAATGGTGCAGCATTTATTAGTGAATCATCTCTGAATACACTATTATTTCCTTTACCTGATAACTATATTGCTTACGGTGCAAATGGTCTTCAGAATATGACTTATTCATATAGAAGAAAGTTTAATACTACATTTACGGCTGGCAACTCAACTCCTATTCAAGTTGCGACGAATGAAAATTTTATTGGTGCTACTTCTAGCAGTAACATATCATCTACTATAATGAATAACTTTTTGGTTGTATGTATTGACAAGGGTGTTAGTGCAAGATCAAATGGCGATATTATCAAACCAAAAGTTACCATTTCTGGTTCACCAGAACAAGCTGTATTCTCAACAAGTAATACAGATGTAAATGATACATTTACTGCTTCTGTATTAGCCAAAGTAGAATTTGATCAGGGTGTAGTAGCAAAACAAAAAACATTACATTTAATTAAATCAACTACAAAATCAACTAATACAGCAGTTGTATTGACTGGTCCAACAGGATCATCTGCTAATGTATACTTGTCTGATGGTCAAGTTCTTATTACTAGACCTTCACGTAAAGTTGGAGTTGCAGAAAGTCTTTATATTTCTGATGTTACAAATGCTGTAATTTATGATTTGAATGGTGCAACATTACCATTAGATGGTGCTGATATTACACAATATACTGATGTTACATATAGATATGAATTAGATGATGGTCAAAGAGATAACTTTTATGATCATGCTTCTATCAGATTAAAGCCAAATTATTCATCATGTAAAGGACCACTTCTTGTATGTTGCCGTTACTACGAACACGGTTCAATCAGTGCGACTGGTGGCGGTTATTTCTCTGTAGATTCTTATCCAGATTTAAATACCGTTCTTTATGAAAATGGAGATGCCCTTGGTGATGGATATTCTATTATTCCTGCATTTGTTACAAGTTCAGGAGATACTGTACAATTACGTGATAGTATAGATTTTCGACCTTCAAGACAGAATGGTTCAAACACATCACCAAATTACACAATAAATGGCGCAAAAATTCCTTTACCAACTACTGATTTTGGTTTAGATTATGAATACTATCTCGGCCGTAGAGACTTAATCGTTCTAGATAAGAATAGACAATTCTTGGTAATTGAAGGTATACCATCAAAGTATCCTCAAGATCCAACTTCACCAACTTCAGCAATGGTTCTATACTCATTAGGTATTCCGCCTTATACTGAATATGCTAAAGACGTTTCTGCAAAATATATAGAAAATAAACGCTATACTATGAGAGATATTGGTAGAATTGAAAAGCGTGTAGAAAATCTTGAATATTATGTAACGCTCAATACACTAGAAAAGAATGCTCTAGATATAACCATTCCGGATGTTGATGGATTGGATAGAACTAAGTATGGTGTATTCGTTGATAGCTTCACTTCACATGCTCTTGGTAATCCTCTCCTTCCTGATTATCAGTGTTCGATGAATTTTAAAGAAGGATGGATGCAAAACCAAAGCGAAACATTAGGTGTTAAATTAAAAGCTAATTCTTCACTTAGCAACGATGTAGTTATTACAAAAGATAAGACTATTCTTACTTATGATGAAGTTGAATATCTATCACAAAAAGATGCAACTAAGTTTTCACCTATTGCTGAATTTTTGTATGCGGTATTTGATGGTAATATAGTTACTAATCCAGAAGCAGACATTTGGTATTCAACCAAAAAAGCTCCTGATATTATCATTACAGATGAAAGTATAAGTCAATCTGGAATAGCTAATATACTTCAAAGCATTGTAAATTCTCAGTCAAGATAATGACTAAATACTGTAAAAAGGCATTCTAGAAAAATGGCAATAACAATCTCAAAAATAACAACTCCGACAACAATAGTTGCACCAACTACAACTGCGGTCACACAATCAAGTAGTATTGTAACAAGTCAGCCTGTGTCAATTCCTGCTGCGGCGCCAACCACAGCGCCAACTCAGACATTGCAACAAAATGCTCAGATTGTTACTAATACAACCACCGTGGATACAGTTCTTGGTAGTGTCATAACTTCCGTATCAATTATTCCTTATATGAGATATTTGCCAATAGATTTTATTGGTTATAGAATGAGACCTAATCGTCAAGTTTGGTTTTACTTTGATGACAAGTCCGTAGATAATCTTATTCAAAATCCAAATATTATTGAAGTAAATACCACCTCTACAGTAAATGACATAAGAAGTGGCCCACAAAGAACTATTCGTGTAGGCAGTTCAACCGCTAGAATTCTACATGTAGAAAGAAATAGTACTAGTGGAAATGCTGTGTTCTATATTTCCGAATTTACATCCCCAGCTGCGCTTACAGTTGGTGACTCTATTACAGTAGATGGTTTATCTTATACAACCACACTTAAATCATACAGCCACTGCTCAGGTAAAGTTCAAGTTGGTTCAAGTAATACTACAATAAAGATGACATTAGATGCAAACAGAACAACAGATGACTATTATTTTGGTAATACTATTATAATTGTTAATGGTACAAATGCTGGTCAATCAGCAGAAATTGTTTCATATAATTGCCTAAACAGACTTGCTACTGTTCAACCCGCATTACAACTTAGTTCAACAGAAAGTAATTTGATTTATACAATTGGAGATTATAGAAGTTGGTATTCAGCCGATACTTTCCCTGCTTCATACATAACAGAGCGTGGACTTGTATCTGGTGTATTTCATGTTCCAGATCCAAATAAAAATCCAAAATTGGCTGTAAGAACAGGTGATAGACTTCTTCGTATTCTTGATAATCCAAGAAATGATACTGGATCATATACAACAAGAGCAGACTATAGATTTACATCTAACGGTTTAGATACTTCAGTTGCACAAATAATTGAACGTGATATTATTACAGATTTTCCTATAGTTGTACCGCCTACACCTACACCATCTACAACTAAAACAATGACTCCAACACCTACACCAACATCTTCGACTCCGGTGACTCCAACACCTACTCCTACTCCTACAAGAACACCAACACCGACACCTTCAAATATTATAAAAGATCCTTGTGCAGGTGTAGAATGGCCATTAGCCACTACAGTAACTTTAAGTTGGACTGTGGCTCCTCCTGGTAGAAAATCATTGAGTCAGACAACAACTGAAGGAACTAATTCAGCTTTAGATTCTTTCTATAAGAATGCATCAATTGCTTCTGTTGCACGATTGATATATACGAATAAATCCGGTGTTCCTATTTTAGGGGCCCCTAATATATCACAAGATATATCTGTAATTGTAAATACTCACAGTGCTAAAAAACCTTTACCATGGCGTATTCCTTTTGAAACAACAACACCAGCAGGCGCAAGATTTCTAACACCTACAGATCCTGATGGTAGAACATATATCAAACATTTTAGAGCATTGCCCGGCAATTATTCTGGCGCAGGCGACCAACTTACCAATGTACCGATTGATGTTACAGGAGTATATTTTTGGCAATTAATGTATGATATAAATCAACCAGGAGCATGTATTAAAATTCCGCATGATCCTACAGCACAATCATTTTATATTGCAGCTACAGAACATCCAGATGGTGTATTCATTTCATCAGTCGATCTTTTCTTCAAGAATAAAGGCGAATCTCTTCCTGTTGAAGTTCAAATTCGTCCTATTGTTAATGGTAATCCAAGTAGTAATACATTGATACCTGGTGCAACTACTACAATGGAAACCGAAGATATCAAGGTATCTAATTTTCCTGATGCTGCTAATGTAAGCACTAATACTCGATTTACATTCCCAAGCCCAGTATATCTAAACTCAGGATACGAATATGCAATCGTTGTAATCACTGATGATTATGGTTATGATTATTATGGTGCAGCAAAAGGCGAGACAATAATTGGTACTGATAGAGTTGTATCACAACAGCCATTCTTAGGTTCTCTATTCAAGTCTCAAAATCAAATGACATGGACACCTATTCAAGATGAAGATATGATGTTTGTTCTAAACAAGGCATCATTTAATACTACAGAAGGCACTGTAATATTTGAAGAAGATAAAAATGCATTATTTTATGAAGTATCTTCAAATGTTGCATATAATGGATTTGATAGTAACAAATCAAATACATATTACGATTCTTTTGAGTTAAGATCAGATGCCATTGAGTTTAATAGAACAAAACTTAATTATTATATAAAAGGTGTACCTAATTCTAGCTTAACATTGTCATCTGCATATACTAACTTTAAACCTGATAGTAGATTTGATCTAACTGATAGAAACATTCTATTTAATCCAGAATTACAAAATAAATCTATGTTGATGAGAGTTGATTTATCGACACAAAATAAAGATGTTTCGCCAATTTTATATCATGAACGCCAAAATATGGTAACAATTGAAAACTTGATTAATGATACAGGATTAACAGAAGATAGATACATCATTTCTGATCCTGGTTCATCATATACAACAAATGCTTATGTTACTATTACAAGTGAAAATGGTTATGGCGCCAATGCTTGGGCAGTAGCTAATGCTACAACAGGTAACATTGTTGCCATTAAAGTTGATAGTGTTGGTGTAGGTTATGTTGATGATGTAACAATAACGATTGGCGGAGGCGGTGGCACAGGTGCTACTGTTAATGTATCAACCGAAACTGGTTCATCTGGTGGTCCAGCTATAGCACGTTATATTTCAAAGACAGTAACACTACTTGATGGATTTGATGCCGGCGATCTTAGATTACTATTAACAGCAGTAAAACCACCAGGTTCAAATGTTAACGTATATTATAAAGTACGTAATTCTCTTGATCCAGAACGCATTGAAAATCGTAACTGGAAGCGCATGAATATGAAGACTAGTTCTTACACATTCTCAGTGAATAGAAATCCTATTGAATATGAATATAGACCATCAATGTCTTCTAATAATATTACATATACAACTGATACCACAACATATAAAACATTCAATCAGTTTGCAATTAAAATTGTTCTATCTTCTCCAAATACAGTAGCAAATGCAATTCCTTATGTTCTAGATGTAAGAGCCATTGCATTGCCTGGAGATGTGTATTAATGAAAAATTTAGTTAAAGTTGAAGATAGAGAATCACTTCGTAAAGATTTAAATTCTGGTGCCATTTTACTTTCAGATAAACAAGCTATGAATGAATATAATTCACGAAAAGCTATGTTGCAGAATGTACGCAACGTAAATGATGAGATAAATACTATAAAAGAAAAGTTATCCAAAGTAGATAAAATAGAGTTGGATATGCAAGAAATAAAAGAGCTTCTAAGAGGATTGGCAAAGTAAAATGGCTATTGCAAACGTTACGCTAAACAATACATTTGATGAATGGCGCACAGTAACAAACCAGGTGATTTCGTTTGTAAATGAAGTCGATACTTTGCAACTTTTCAATGTTGCTTCTAATTCTGCTGTTCTTACTACTACATCAAGAATTGCAAGAAATCAAACAGTATATCTTAGTTTAAATGTTTCTAGTAGTGTATTAGATACTTCTACATTAAATGTTGCCACAGCAAATGCTGTTAATGTTGTTTTCAATTCTTTAGCTAATACAGATGCTAGATTAGTTCTAGTTTCAAATGGTGCAAATACAATAAACGCCGTTTCAATTGCAGGAATTATTCAAGCTAATACAGCCAGAAATGTTGCTAATCAGGCCTTTGCTAAAGCCAATACAGCAAACATTACTGCTGACATAGCATTCGGTAATGCTAACCAAGCCTTTTCTCTAGCTAACACCGCAAACATTACGGCTGATAGAGCTTGGAACCATGCTAATGCAGCCTTTGCAAATGCCAATACTATTATGGCAACTGCACAGTCTGCATTTACTAAGGCTAACACCGCAAATATTACGGCTGACATAGCATTCGGTGTTGCTAATCAGGCTTTCTTTAAGGCTAATACTGCAAATATCACTGCTGACATAGCTTTTGGTAATGCTAACCAAGCTTTCTCTAAGGCTAATACTGCAAATATCACTGCTGATATAGCATTCGGTGTTGCTAATCAGGCTTTCTCTAAGGCTAATACTGCTAACATTACCGCAGATAGAGCCTGGAACCATGCCAACTCTGCTTTTGCTAATGCTAATACCATCATGGTCTCGGCGCAATCCGCCTTTACACAAGCCAATATTTCTTTTGCTTTAGCTAACACCGCTAATATAACTGCCGATAGAGCCTGGAACCATGCCAAT